TCAGTAAGGTACTGATCTTTAATACCTTTTGCCAGCTTGTCGCTCATCCCCGGCAGAGCTTCAATAGCAGCCTCTGCATGTACTATAGGGATATCTGTACCGGCCCATATCTGATAGCGTTGGATATCATTGTAGAAATCTTTCACCACCTTGTCCATGTCTAGTATAAAGTTGGCAAGGTTAAAGCCAGAGGTGTGGCGTTTGTTTCCCTTGGTGTAGTCACCGGAGATCATGCCGTTGGTGCAAAAGAAATCCAGTAGGCCAGTGACAAAGCCGTTAGAGGTAGAGCCATCATAGCTCTGGACAAGGGCAACAGTTAGCGCCACCTCGGTCTGGTGCTTGCGTGTCTCAATAGGCTTAGAGAACGCAGGGAAAGTATACTTACGGCACCGGACAGCTGACCCGTGAGACATGGTATCGTTGATCTCCATGTCCTTAAACTTATCATTAGGCAGGGCGTCCATCAGCATTGCCTCTGTTGCGTCGGTGAAGTCTCGCATCTGCGTGATCTTGTACTTGTCACCCACTACGCCTGTGCTGGCACCTGTCCACGTATCCACCAGCACCTTGTGACTGTTCAGTTCTGTGAGCTTGCTCTCGTGCAAGTCACTGGCATGGTAAGGCGCGGGACGCTCAAACCATAGGTCCTTCTCAGAGACAGGCGCAAGAAACCTCTGTGCCTTCTCTGTCTCATTGTGCTCATTGAAAAGATCCTGTGCAACCTGTGCAGTGGGAGAGCGAAAGCTAAGAATATCATTCATGGTTTTCTTTCCTTAATTAATTGTTCTAGATACTTGTACAGGGTTGATATTGGATATGTCAACAACTTGTTTTACAAAAGGGTCATTCTTTTCTTTGACCATTAGATCTACCACGGTTGACTCGGTGTGTCCAGCTTGGACCTGTGCACCTACGCCCGTCATCTCATCGTACTCAACGCCGAAACTTACAGCGGTGCTAAGTAGTTCCTCTAGACAAGACTTGAGCGGGACAGTGAGACCCGTTGCTGTGTGTATCATGCCAGCTGTGGCGTCCACTGTGTTAGGATTATCAGGGTCAAAGGGTATCAATAGGGTGGTGGCGGTCAGTATCTTATAGACCAATACCTTGTCCTTGTTTTCTTCACTCATATTTTTTAGTCCCTCGATTGTTTAATAGATTTATATTTCAGTGTCACGATAGATGTCAACAGCTTTTTTTATTTTTTTTCTGTTGTATTTTGTGTCAACCTTTTCCACAGGGTGGCCCTTGTTCCACATGGCTTGGCCCATGGGATTACGCGCAGGTGTACCCCGCTCTATCTTGTCTAGTCTTTTGCGATCACGTTTACGCATGGCCTTGGCCCTGTCTTCTATCTGTTGAAGGAAAAAGTCTTGTAGGTTTAGGGTCTCCATAGTTCTAGTCCTCCCGCCCATTATACTTGTGATCTCGGTAACTTTCAACATCCATCGCTAGGTCATGGACAGTATCAAATGCGTCGTCAATGATACTCTGAGCGTAGCCGTAGCTCTCCTGCTGGTCCTGCACAGATGGCAAGCCCCCGTATAGATCATTGATAGCTTTTGTTAACGCTTCGCGGAGCCGTTCCCCTATTTCAAAGTGCGTATCTGTTACAATCGTTTGATTAGAATACATGCCTTTAACCATAGTCTTAATCCCTTGTTGAATGTTAGTAACAGGGGGAATATAGTTTAGAGTGTTTCCCCCTGTCAAGTGTTTAATGTTTAGGGTAGCTGACAAATTCAACTAGCGGGTCCCAACAAGCGCGACAGTCTCCACAGTTATTGTCATTATGTCTGGCGTAGCATTCAGATCCTAGCGGGGCTTGATCACTGGTGAATACTTGCGAGGTATTGGCAAAGCCTTTTGGCTGGGGGCCGTTTAGCTTGCTGGCTGATACGCGGATGATAAGGTTAGGTGGTACTTCCCCCTTGTAGCGTGACACTATGCCACGCTCTTGCGTAGGGAGCCAATGTTTAATCTCAGGCGTGGCGCGTGCCACTTGACAGATTGCGTCTAGCATTTCAATAGACTGCAGGTCCCCGCTATCAAACCATCTATGATATCCATCTGTATTGTAGCGGGTGATTTGCAGGACCATTGCCGCCACCCAAGTTGCACGCCCTAGCTCACTGGTGCTGGCTTGCTCCCACTTGTCAAGGTTAGCCTTCCACCCTTTATCAACTGATGGCCTAAGCTTTTGAAGCTTTCGCGCATAGCAGGTGTGACAGGGTGTGCCTTCTATCAGGGCAAGCTTGCTCCCAACTTGACAAGCAAAGGCGTCAATGGCGTAGGTGGTACCGGGCATTTTAGTATTACCTGTTGAGATATTACCGTAAGACTTGGCTTCTTTTACCAGCATTATACAGCCCTCTTATAATGTACATCCATCAAAGGAAACAATTCTGGGTGGGCCAGCTTGTACTTGTTGATAGGCCACTCCAACCAATCTTTAAACAATGGTGTGGCTTCTCCCGCCGCTTCATCCTCCCGCGAACTTACCCGTTGCCACACTTCCTCGCAATAATCCTCCCACTGTGGATGGGCTTGGCCTTGTTGAAGATAGAGGAAACGGCGAACGCTGGCATTAGTTTTGAATTGAGAATTCATTAGACTAAACTCATTAGCTGTTTAAGGTAAGTTAGAATATAGGCTACCGCATAAAGAAAGTAAAGAGTAAAAACAAATAAAATACAAATTAGTTTATTTAGTTTATAATCCCTTGATTTATAAGGTATTTCCCTACCATCCCTTCTTCTGTCCTCCACCGAGTAAGCCCTTCCCCTTCTGTTCTCCTTCTGTCTACGTCTACGTCTACCTTATCTAGCGTCCATGTCCATGTCTACGTCTACGTCTACGTCTATGGCCGTGGCCTTGGCCTGAGATTTACGCATGAGAACAGAACGGGAACATCAGGCCGTGATCCCGCGCAAACCTTGGTTCTAGCATGTGGCCAACTAAAATGCCAACAGAAAAATAAATTAAAATAATTTTAGTTCAGGCCTTGTTTATTTTATTTTAGACACCATATCTCTATTATAGGCAGTTGGCCTATGAAACAACTCAGTGAGTTTAGAAGATATGACTACATTTAACTTTATAGCCGAGCACACGAACCCTTCCTCTAACAGTGTTGATATCTTGATGGGCCAGAATTCTGGTAAACAGGATACCTATAATGAAATGGCAGATGCCGTGTACTGGGGAAAGGTCACTGTTGATAAGGTCACTGGTAAGGTGACCAACATAGGAACAGCATCAGCTCAAGATGTTGGTTCGTATGCAATGGTAAGTGGTGGAGTTGATAACGGCCTGATGGATCGGTTCAGTTTCCAAGATGACTTGAACAGTGAGCTGATTAATACGGCCCTAAGTTCTGCTCCTTTCAATAATCATCACACCATGGAAATGCAGAACATCTTTGCCACTCCTGAGTTTGCCGATAGCCTACTCAAAGAAGTAATCTGGCATGTTCGGAAAGTATTTGACCAGAGCATCGGCCAGATGGAAAGCGGTACCAAAGGAGCAGAGATGGATATCCCAGTATTCCGCAGGAATAAGATGTTGATATCCTCAGTAGCTCTTGGCCGGATGTTTGGACTTTCGTATAAAGATATGAGTTATACGAGGCTTGGTAAGTTTAATCACCGTGTTGGTGCTAAAAATGGTGCGCGTACCAAATGGGTGGGCCGTGAGATTGTTAGTTATGACGGTACGAAGATCAGCACCGCTAAACATATTGCCTGGCAGAAAAGACAAAACAGCATGAAGGTCTTGAACAAGTTTGAGATCACTCAAGAGAGCGTTGCCACTCTGGCCAGCTTCATTCACAACAGACTAAAGACTATTCCTTTCAGATCTTTAGATAATATTGTGGAATAAAACATGGTTTCAACCGTCTACTTAATGAGATGGAAAATCACATAAAAAAGATGAACCCCGTTCGAGAAGCAATTCTTGAATCCCACGATAACTACTTGCAAGATCTCGCGGCAGAACTAAGCGACGAACAGCTAGAGAGATTGCAACAGATTATGCAGATGGAGTGGAAGGCCCATCTGAAAAAAGACTAACTCAAACTACAGCCCTAGGTGTTCAAGATCGAGCGCCTAGGGTTTTTCTTTGCCTAAAAAAATTTCCTCGCTTCGCTCGGGAGTTGAGGAACTCGCTAGTCGCTCGTTGGATGTCTTGCTGGCGCACGCTTTCGCTACCGCACACTTACCACCCCCCGGGTCCCACCCTTCGTCATGCGTGTCTTTATATATATTGGGACCCCCACTAGCGGAGCAAATTTTACAAAATTGGAAAAATCAAAAGGCGGGGGTATTTGGCGGGGGTACTACAAGAGAACAACACTAGTGCTACTCCTAATAACACATAATATCTTTCTTCTTATTATTCTTCTTACTAATACATAATAACACATAAGAGTTCTCTTGGGTGCCTTTGCACAGCGTAACATGGAAACAAAAATCTTGCAAGACCCTTCTTTATAAATTATAATAAAAAATATCTCTTCCTGTCTTTCTTTAAAAGGGGTACAATCAATTGACCACAGAAGACGTAATGTCTGGTACTGAACCCAGACCCAATGCTAGGTCAGAAGCTTACAACTTGACCAAGAAACAAACCAAGTTTGCAGAGGTCTACATAGAAACCAATGATCCTATTCATGCACTGGTAGAGGCAGGGTATGCCCCGGTGAATACCAAGGACGGGAGAGTGGACCGTACCAGAACAGGGCGCAGGGCGCAACAGTACCTCTCCAATCCCAAGCTCAGAGCCTACATAGAAATGCTCAGAGAGGACGTAGTAGAAAAAGTTTCTTGGAGTGCACAGAAAGTCTTAGACAAAATGTACCAGACCTATATGCGAGCCACAGAGGCAGAGGACTACACCAATGCCAACCGCTCTCTGGAGAACATGGGCAAGCACCTAGGCATGTTCATTGACAAAAAAGAAATCAAACAGAATACCACCTTCCAAGGAGTAGACGAAGCATTCACCCCAAACGTAGACGATGACATAAAGAGGCTGGCAGATATCTCTGGGTATTCTCTCTCTGTCATCAAAGGGGGCAAAGGAGAAGACTAGGTGGAACAGACCCAAGGTGCTCCAGAAGAACATCAGCTAAAACTAAGAGAGAACCTGTACCTCAGAGCCATAGACACAGCGCGTACAGACTTCTTCTCCTATGTCAAGTTCATTGCACCCTCCTTGGTCTCAGACTTCAAGGTGGGCAGACACATAGAGGTACTCTCCAGAAAGCTGCAGAGAGTGGTGGATTCTCCTGAACCACAGAGACTAATGGTGTTCCTTCCCCCACGTTCCTCCAAGAGCCTTCTCTGTTCTCAGCTGTTTCCTTCTTGGTACATAGGTAACTTCCCTTCTCACGAAATAATGAGCATCTCTCACTCTGACCAGCTGGCCTCAGACTTCGGCAGAACTGTCAGGGATATTCTGAAGATGCCTCTCTACCAAGAGATATTCCCCGGGGCCACCCTCAGAGAGGACGTAAGAGCAGCGGGTAAGTGGAAGACCAAGCAGAACGGTATTTACTACGCAGCAGGTGTCAGAAGTCAGATAGCTGGGCGCGGTGCACACATTGCACTGATAGACGATGCCATGTCAGAGGAAGACGCTTTCTCAGAAGCA